TTAGAAAATTGGAACATGTTGGAAACGCAATTAATCAAGTTGCAAAAGTGTTTAATGATGGTTATATGGAAATCACAAAAGGTTCACGAGTTATTAAATATGTAACAAAAAATTCAATTGATACTAGCGGTAAAGAATTTGAAGGACTTGAATACTGTAGATTATTCACAAAGGACACACCATTCTACACGTATGGTCAGTTACAAAAAACCGATGGCAACATTAGGAAGTTTGGTTATTCTGTTTTGGATAACACTTACAATTTGAACATTGCACCGATGAATGATAAAAACGGTCAATCAACAAATATTGTTGATGGTCGTGTTAAAAAATATATGTTCTCACTTGAGAATTTGGCATGGAGAACATCAAACAAACCTGGTTTTACTGTTGATGATTTACCGGCATGTGAGAAGGGACCAAATGGGGGAAGGATAATGTGGTTTCCACCTTATGACTTAACGTTCTCCGATGAGTCCAAACCGGATTTTGAAACTGTAAATTTTATCGGTAGACCAGAACCAATTTACACTTATAAAAATACATCACGTTCTGGTAGTATAAGTTGGACAATATTGGTGGATCATCCATCCATATCAAATTTATTAATTGATCAAGAGTTAAAAAGTGTAACACCAGAATCCGAAGTTACCAAAATTATGGATTCATTTTTTGCCGGTTGTTTAAAATATGATTTATATGACTTGTCCAAAAAGTTTGTTCAATTTTCACCTAATGACATTCAAGATGCTATTAATTTTGTTAAAACAAAAGAGGACGTACAAAAAGTTTTAAAACAAACACCGCCGAGTCAAACAACAAGTGAGGATACTACACAAAGTACAATAGATGAGTTAAATGATAAAAATAAAGAATATTTTATGTTCTTTGAAAACGACTTACCTAAAAAAGATACGGACAATGATTTTGCTTATTGGTTTAATGAATATAAAAACAACAAAACAAATTACCAGTCAAATGGTAAAGATAAAATTTTTGCTTATACAAAAACTAATTTAAACCCTGGATTAAAACCTATAACCCCACAAACCTTACCAAACACTGAACCTGATTTTTCTTTAAAGGAATATATAGACACAAGAGATGGTTCATTGACTGATTTTTTTGAAAATAGTGTTGAAAAATCACTAACAGTACTTGATGATTTTATAAGTAAAATTGGAAAAGTATTAGATTCCGGCGGAAAGGTAACATTTAGTTTACTAGGTTCCGCAAGCTCAACTAACAATCCCGCATCAAATTCGTCACTTTCTAAAAGAAGAATTGAGTCGGTTAAAAAATACATTTTAGCCAAAACATTTAATGGTAAAAAACTAGAAGATTATTATAAAAAAACCTTAACAATTAAAGAAGAACCAAAAGGTGACACGTCAACAAACCTAAAAGACGAAAAATTAAAAGAAATTGATTGTTCTTTAAAATTTGAAAGACCAGACGAAGAAGGTACTTATTCAATTCAGGCGATGGCTTGTAGAAGGGTAAAAATTTCGGACGTACAAGTCAGTCAAGTGGAAAAACCTAAAGAAGAACAACCAGAAAAACCTGAAGGTGAAATACCAAACATATTGGCTGCGGATGTGGATAACACAGAAACTAACACACCACAATCAAACAATTTTAGTGAAACAACAATTAAGGACACACCACTTTATGCTGGAATGACCAAAAAATTAATAAGAAATCTTTTAAGTGAATGTAACTATTTCCAAATGTTACAAGAAAATAGTCCGGTAATATATGACGGAATTAAAAAAAGATTCAAACATTTTCAACCTGCATTCCACTCAATAACCCCAGAAGGTTTAAACGCTAGACTTACATTCTTACAACAATGCGTTAGACCGGGTGACACCATACCTACTGTAAAACAAACCGGATCAGGTAGCTTGACTTTAGATTATCAAGATGCTTTCAACAGTGTGTTTGGGTCCCCACCAGTATTAGTGTTAAGGATTGGTGATTTTTACCATACTAAAATTGTTCCAGATAGCTTGTCAATTAAATTTGATAAAGACGGACTTTATGACTTAAATCCAGAAGGTATTGGTGTCCAACCAATGATTGCCAGTATTACACTTTCATTTAAATTTATAGGTGGTAGTGGTTTAGCCGGACCTATCTCAAAACTACAAAACGCTTTATCATTTAATTATTACGCAAACACTGAAATGTATGACGAACGAGCAGATGTTACTGAACCATTAAATGAAAAATATGATAGTGAGTTTTTTGAGGCGGCAAAATTAAATACACCAACAAACCCACAAATAAAACCAACAAATGAAATTGGTAATACGATTGGGGATATAAAAACATCACAAGAATTATCAGACGGTACTCAAACAGGTACTATTTCTTATGAATCCAAAATGAAAGATTTTATTCAATTAACAAAAACATACACTTCAAAAGTGTATGACACTCTAAAACAAACGAATGAAAAACACTTACTTGGTGGGTTGTATGTAATTAATACGGATAGAAAGTACCAAAATGGTAAATATTATACTAACGATGTTAAAATTTATGGTAAAAGTAACAATTATCAAGATAAAATAGATTTGTTATTTTCTAAAATTAAAGACGATATTGACTCAGGTCAAATACCAGTATTGGGTGGGTTAAACTCACAAAATTTTACAAATCAACAAAAAACAAAAGTTAAAAAACAACTTAAAAAAATGGTTGATGAAAAAAAGACATTATACCTTTCAGATATTGATAACAACAATAATTCAATAACCCAAGAAGAACTAAATTTAGTTAGTATAACCGACAAACTAAATTTTGTAACAAATGCAACCGATGGTTTTATAAATAAAAAAGGTAATCCAATTATATATAACACATCCGGAACGACGCAGGTTGACGTATCCGACACATCATACCCAAATACACTAATAGAACTTCAAGGTGATTATTTAAAAATCGCCGATGATATGAATCAATTTATAACAAAACTTGAAGAGTACCAGATTATTACAACTTCTGAATCTACTACATGGAAAAATAATTTTTCTTTTGACTTGTTGATTGGTGATAGCGTTTACGAAAAAAGATTTAATATGGTTTTTGGTATTGACGTTATTACAGATATCGGTAAATTTATTGATACAATAGTGTCAACACTTAATACGGAAGATAAACAACCATGGAAAAGTTTTATAGCGTCAAACTTGGGATACGATTTAAATACAAACACACAAACGTCAGACCAACAAATATACTCACAATTTAAAAAACAAAAAGATGAAGTTGATAAAAGATTCAAAAAGTTTTTTGATGAATATTATAATAATAAATTTACAAACTACAACCCTTATAACAAAGATAAAAAAAGAATTTTAGATTTTGCAACACAAGTACCAATTACCCCTACAAGTGAACAAAATCTTAAAAATTTAAACTCATCCGTAAATAGTACCGACGATAAATTTAATCTTAAAAAAACATTTAAGTAATGCAATACTACGATAGATATCAAAACTTTTTAATAAATGGTCAACAAACGGTCGTTCCATACGTAAGTATTGGTAGTAGGACTACAGATCAGAGATATGTATACATTAAAAACAAATCACGATTGGATAAAATAAGTTTTGAGAAATATAACACACCTTATTTCGGTTGGTTAATACAAATCGCTAACCCGATTTATGGTGGATTGGAATCTGAAATACCTGATGGATCCATTTTAATTATACCATTCCCTTTAATAACGGCATTGAAAGACTACAAAAGTGCACTAGATAATCATATTTTTTATTATGGCCGTTAATGATCCAACAAAATTTAGACAGATATATAATTTAGAGAACCGTTTGTATGTTGAAGCGGACTATGAAAATATTATACTAATTGACCCAAATAAAGTAGTAAATGGTGGTGGTACTATTGAAGATAGGTTTGTCCAGCAAGAAAATCTTGTTATGTATGCAAACCTTGAAACCAAAATAATCCCAAGAACTAAATTAGCAGTAGGTGATAGTTTTGATACACCGGTTAATAATACTTCAATCGCCTCTCTATCATCAAACGATGAGGATTTGAATATTAATTTTTTAAAACCAAAAGGAAAAAATTATTTTGATACCAGTTGGTCCGATGATTTTACAGGGAGAGGTTCAAGACAAGGACAAGGAACCAATCAAAATCAACAATATTCAGTAGTTGAAAATGGTATTAGTAAAACGAAAACTAAAGTTTTAAATTATGAAGATACCCAAAACCTAGGGATTAAAAATATTACAGTAAAAATTTCATCAATTGGTGTACCAACAGTTGATATGTTATTGACTGACGTTAGAGGTCGTGCTTTGTTTGAACAAGGTGACAACTCAATTTATTCAGTTTTTTTTAACTTACCATACCCAACGTTTTATTTAACACTAAAAGGTTATTACGGTAAAGCTATAAGATATCAATTAACACTTCTTTCATTTAATGCTAAGTTTGACCCAGGAACCGGTAATTTTGATATTACATTAAAATTAATGGGTAGAAATAGTGCGATACTTGCCGATAGTATTTTATCATTCGCTAAACATTCCCCAAAAATGTTTACAACTCAAGTCCAAAAACAAGGTAATACATCATCTTCAACACAGACTGGTAATAATAAAACACAACTATCAATTGAAAATGATACTGTTGGACTTCAAAAATTAAGAGAAGTTTATTCGGTATATAAAGAAAAAAAATTAATAGATAAAACCTTTCCTGAAATTACAATGGAGGAGTTTATTTATAGGGTAAATAAGTACGAACAATCCATTCAAGATAAAATCAAACAGGGTGATTTTAACGTAATAAATGATATTAATACGTATCAAACAACTTTGAATGACTTGAGACAATCAATTTATGTAAATTCAATAAATGATTTTTTGGACACGGGAAGAAGGTTAGTGTATGACGGTGTAATTTATTACCCATATTCAAATGATTTGGAAGATACAAAAAAAGAAGAAGCTAGAAATAGGACTAAAAGTAAATTTGATGAATTAGTACAAAAATTAAAACAAAACCCAAGTTTTGGTGAAAGTGGTACGTACATATTACCAAGTTCCACAAAAAATGAAAATTCTAAAAACAAACAAAACACACAGTCTGGTAAAATTGACGTAAAAGTTAAATTTGATGATTTGTTAAAAGAAATTGACTATAACGTAATTTCAAATGATGATTTTAAAACAACATACGAAATAAATTTTGGTAGAACCCCAAGTGATGAGGAACTTCAAAAATTTATTTTGGAATTTAAGAGTTTTAATGTTACGACACAAACAATCATTAATTCAAAAAAAGAAATAGAACAAACACTACCTATATATTACACTTTTGGTGAAATACCAAATGTTGTTAACAGTTTTAAAACCGATTCGTTTTTAGACTTAGTTCAAAAAATGAACTCAGACTTAACTACAAAAAGAAACAGTATAGAACAAGCACTAACTACCGCGTTGTCCGAAATGATAGTTGACAGTGACGGTGGTTTAGGGTTTCAACCAACAATTAGAAATGTATTTGCCGTTTTATTTGCCGGACTTGATGGTTTTTATAGGATGATGGAAGATGTACATACAAATGCTTGGAACCAAAGAAAAAACCCAACAAGATTAAATTCAATATTACCGCCACAAAAACAAAACGTAGGTGTTGACTCATTGGGTGTGGTTAACGGGAGTTTCCAGTTAAACAACGAAAATACGGTTTATCCATGGCCACAATATTTTGAGAAAGAAAGACAACAAGATGGTACTGAATTATACACAATTAAATATCCGGGTGATGCCAATTCATTAAGTGTAACACAAGGTTACAATAATACAATATGGCCAGAAATAGCCTTTACTGAGGAATTCATTAACGCTTCACTTCAAAAAAGCCCACCTACTGTACCACAAAGTACAAACAACCCGCAAAGTAATACTGAGTTGATGTCAGTAAACCCAATTGAATTTCCATTCAACGACACACCATTTTTGAATAAAACTGAAGTGAACTTTTTGTATGAAATTTTTGAAAGAACATATTTGGCTACACACTACTCAAACATTGAAAGAGGAAAATATAAAGAAAGTCAAATTGATAAAATCTTAGCGGATATTGATGCTGAAAACATTAAAAATAGTTTAACTAATTCACCAAGTTATACTTTGACAAATATATTAAAAAATTTCAAACCAACATACAATCAGTATTTGGAATACTTGAAAAAAATATCAACAGAAGGTACAGGTGAATTCTGGACAAATTATACTAACTCAGAATATAATACGGGTTATATTAAAAATTATTTTAACGAGTACAATAAAATTTATAGTATTGATACCCTAAATGGTGTGTCACTCTCAGTTGGTGGTAACATCCAATTGATTGATAAATTTAAAACTTATTTAAATAGTACTAGTACAGAACAACAATATGTTCTAGATCCTTACCCATTTAATAATCTTAACTGGTTAAAAAATAATTTAGAAAAGGGTGATAGTTTTTTAAGTACACAAGATTTTTACAAAACACAAACATTTTCATATTTAAATGATAAAAAAACAATCGCTAGACTTAATCAAACTGAAACATTAAATAATATTAATTTATTTGTGAATAAATTTGGTTTCACAAATTACAATCAATCATATATTGCGGATCAAACAACTAATTTACCTGTTACTTCTCGTTTTTCATTAAAAAGTTTTTTTACAACGAGAACACAAAAAGATCAGTATTTTACAGAATCATTTGTAAATTATGGTCCTTCTTATTCTGGGAATGTAACAAGTATTCAAACAACGTCGTTATTAAATACACCATATTTTATTAATGCACTACAAAAAGGTGTTGAACTAGAAAAAACAAATAATCAAAACCCTTACGTTAGTTTAGGTTATTTATATCTTAATTCATTACCACTTATCACAACAAAAGAAAAGATTAAAAAAACCGAAAATGGTTTGGAACCCACCGATTTGGATTATTTAGCAGCAACCTTCAATAAATTCTCATCTATCCATCAATTACCATATGTTTGGGTTTTAAAATATGGTTCAATTTGGCACAGATATAAAAAATATATTGATGAAGGGATTGACATTTTAGATGATATCTGGAAAGACTTTGACTATACAACAAACTACGATCCAATTACAAATAACATAACTACCAGTTATTCAGGAAATTGGGTGGGTAACATCGTATTACAATCATCAACTTTAGTACCAAACACGACAAATACAAATGATATTATTACAATGGGGTTTTATCCAAAAGTGATTAATGATGTTTTTAGGTGTTTTTACAAAACAGACCTTGACATATTACAAAACCCATCCGTAACGAATTTTCAGAATGAAAGTGTAGAAAATGGTTTAGTTGTCTCAAACAGTTACACAAGAACTTTTTTACCTGGGTTTGATTTAACAGATCCAATAAGACAACTTACAATTAAAAATTATTATCAATTTTTTAAAACACCAAATGGCGATACTGACAATTATCTTTTGGTACCTAGTATGGGTGGTTTAAATATTAACCAAGCGGAATACGAGTGTTTTAATGATTTGGATAAAATCACAAAAGAAGTATTTAATAATAATGCACTGTATAATGGGTCGGTAAGGTCATTGTGGGGTGTTTCAAACTTTGGTTATTTTGATAATAGTTTGATAAAAAAACCGAATTATAATGAATATTTAAAAACTATTTATACCGATAATACACCACAAACACCGTTTGAACTTAAAGATAGTCAATCCACTTATTCAAAAATTGATGAAATTTTTGCGGTGTTTGAACCAAAAATATTGGATGAGTTTGAAAAGTTGTTTTTAAATTTTTGTAACCCAAAAGATGTGATATCTGATATGGTTTTGTTTGGGGAACAAACACAAGCAACAACAGATACACCGGGTAAAGTAAAAAATGTTGGGCAGAAAAAATTATTGTACCAAATAGAATCTCTTTATTTATTACCAAAAAATTCAGTCACATTAACAAACCAAGAAATTTTGGATGGAAAATTATTAGCCGAAGCACAAACCAAAAATTTTATGGCTAAAGTTGTTGAACTTTTAAATTTTGATTGTGTTTTGAAAATGGGAAATCCAGGAAACTTCAATAGAAAAACCTTTAACTATTTTAGTAGTAATCCAAATTTTAAACCTATTAGTTTTTCTCCATTACCAAAATATATTAGTGGAACCTTACCAGGTGACGGTGTTTTGACAGGTCCTAATGCTTTATTATTGAGTCAAGCTGCAAATGGTTTAGAATGGAAAACACTTAAAAAATACATAGGTGATTTTGATCAAACAGGGATAAAATACACAAATAATGGTTCGGCAATAACTTCATTTTTTATTGACAACGACATAGAGTTTAGTGTTTCAAGTATTGAAACATTATACCCACTTATAAGATTATATGCAAAAGAAAAATTAAAAGATAGTACCTTTAACAAAATTAAATTTATTCAATTAATTAATAGTTTTGTTGTTGAACAAAATACTTTTAATAGTTATGTGTTAAATGAAATAATATCTTTTTTAAATAAAAATTTAGAAGAAGTTAAGGTTAAAACAAATGTGGTTAATAGTACCACATCTGGGAACGTTGTTAAGTTGGAATATTATACGACATTAAAGACAATGAACGATAAGTGGATTGCCGGAAGTGATTTTAAAAACAAAACGATTTTTGAAGATTTCTTATTTTTTGATAGAGCAAATAGGGATATTGGTGATCAGTTTACAATATCAGTAAGTGATTTAGAAAGTTTTTTAACAGACCCAAATAAAAATTACTTAGACCTTGTTAGTAAAATACTAGAAAAAAATAATTTCATATTTTTTGCTATGCCAGCATACGTTAATTTTTATGGGATTCAAGAAGCGGTGAGACAAAATACTCCGATACCTGTTGAAATACCAAATTCAATGTTCGGAACCTATTTAGATGTGGATTATATGGACTCACGACCTAAGTTTTTATGTGTATATGTTGGTAAACCATCGGAACATGTCGCAAGTGAAGCGAAGTTCGTTAAATTTAGGGATGATGCGTTTGACTTGAGAAAATATGACAACCCTATAAGTACATCGTATGGGCCTGAGACCGATTTTTCCAAAGTCAATAGAGTTGTTGGTTTTTCAGTTGATTACGGAACCCAAAACCAAAGTATATTCAAAAGTGTCCAACTTGATATGTCAGAGAAAAAAAATACGGCAGAGTCTAACAAATTAATAACACAACTTGGTGAATCTGCTTCTGGTAACAAAGTGGCTCAACAAACGGTATCATTATATAGTATTTATAAAACTAGATCATATACCTGTACAATTGATTGTATGGGTGATGCTATGATCCAACCTACGATGTATTTTAATTTAAGACACGTCCCATTATTTTATGGTCCGTATTGGATTATGGAAGTCAATCATAGTATTAGTCCTGGTAAATTTGATACACAATTTAAAGGGGTTAGGATGCCACTATATACTTTACCTAAACCTAATAGTTTACTTGAAGCTGTAGAAAAAAATTATGTTAAGTATTATAAAGATTTGATAATACAAACCCTTAAAACATCGGAAACACCAGTAGTAACAAATTTATCTGAAACTATTTCACCAAAAACTCCTGGAGCCATTAAAGGTAGTGAACCAGAGTGTCAAAAATTTGAACTTGAAAAATACAATACGTTACCATATGTTGACCTAAAAACCACACAAATAACTGAAAATGAATTATTTGAATTAGTTTCAAATTCATCAATAGATGCTGTTTTAAAACCGTTATACTATGGTATTGTTAAAACACAACCACTTAATTCAATTGATAAGAATGTCATAACATCATTTAATTACAATTTATATGGTAGTGGAGCATTTAATGATTATACAGACTCTATATTACAACTAGTGACTGGAAAGGTTTGTGCGACTACAACTATTATTACAACACCGTACCCGTATTTTAATTTTAATAGTTATCAAGATTCCTTAGACTTCTACGCTGGCGTTACACAACAATACGTTGATTATATTAATACATGGGTGAATAATAGTACTGAGTTAACACAAGCCAAAAAATATGCTCAAGCATATACAGTATTTACGTTGTTCTGGGATCAGACGTGGTATATAAAAGATGGTGGAGGTACCGGTTTTTACACAACATTACCTAAACAGTATATTGAGTTCAAACAAAGGTACGATGAAAAAATAAAACCACAAAATAAAAACATTTATGACGCTTATTTATCATATATGAAAAAATACGAGACCGCGTTTAAGAAGTTTTTCAATTAACGATATATTTATATAGAAAAAACGTTATGAGTAATATTAAAATGTTATTGGATAATTATTTGAGAAAGGATACAAGAGTATCTGAAAAACAAATAGACGACAATCACAAACAAGTATGTGACTTGGATACCGGTGATTGTTATGTAATTAGAATGAAAGATGGTTTGATTGAAAGAGTGGACAACACAATGCAAACAAACAGAACATTAAGAGTTGAGACTCCAGCTGGTGTTAAAACACTATTAAACGGTTAATAAAAATTAAAAATGAGTTTAGATAGAAAAATATTGGAGGAATTAAAAAGGTTCAATCAGATTAATACATATGTATTAAATGAACAAGAACCACCGGCTTTACCACCAGTACCAGAACCTGGTTTAGCGGATACACCACCAGCAACCGACACACCACCACCAACACCAGGAGAAACACCACCAACGGGAACTGAAGTTCCAGAGCCAGTTGATGTGGCAACAGATCCGGATGTTGAAGAAATCGGAGCCGAGGAAACAACACCAGAAGGCGGTGAAGAAGAAATTGATATTACAGATTTGGTTACAACCCAAATGGATATTAAAGATAAACAAGAGGCGTTTATGGATAGTATGTTCAGAAGGTTAGACGATTTACAATCAAAACTGGAAGGAATGGATGAAATATTAAACAGAATTCAAAACCTTGAGTCAAAGTTTGATAAATACAGAGACAAAACGCCAGAAGAAAAATTAATGTTGAGATCTCTTGATTCGTATCCATACAATCAAAAATTAACAGATTTTTTTGACGACAAACAAGTTGAAATGGAAAAGTCAGGAAAGAATGAATATGTTTTAACATCTGATGAGGTTGAGAATTTTTCACCAAATGAAGTTAAAAAAACCTTTAATATTTACGACGAGACTGAAGAAGAATAATTAAAGAATAATTAAAGAAAGGGAACTCACAAGGTTCCCTTTTTCATTTGACAATACCAAAAAATCACTTATACTTGTTATAGATAAAAGAGATAAAAATTTAAAACAAAAATCTATGGCAAACTCAATTGATGCGGTACTGGCACAGTACGAAAAGAACTCACAACCGAGTTCACAAAGACAAAACATTTCACAAGAGGACAGAATGAAAAAGTATTTTTCAGCAATCCTTCAGAAGAATGAAAAATCAGCCCAAAAAAGAATTAGAATTTTACCAACAAAAGATGGTTCATCGCCATTCGTTGAGGTTTGGTATCACGAGATTCAAGTTAATGGGCAATGGGTTAAGTTGTATGACCCAGACAAAAATGACAACGAAAGATCGCCTTTAACGGAAGTTTACAATGAACTTATTCAAACCGGAAAAAAAGAGGATAAAGATTTGGCATCACAATACAGAGCACGTTTATTTTACATTGTTAAAGTTATTGACAGAGACAATGAACAAGATGGCGTTAAATTTTGGAGATTCAAACACAATTACAAACAAGAAGGTGTACTTGACAAAATCCTTCCAATTTGGAAAGCCAAAGGTGACGTAACCGATTCAGAAAAAGGTAGAGACCTCATCATTGAATTAATCAAAGCAAAAACACCACAAGGAAAAGAGTACACGGTTATTCAAACAATTATGTACGATGACCCATCACCACTTCACGAAGATAAAGAAATCAAAGAAGGTTGGTTACAAGATGAGTTAACTTGGAATGATGTATACTCCAAAAAACCAGTTGAATATTTGGAAGCGGTAGCGGTTGGTGAAACGCCAATTTGGAACTCTGAACTTAAAAAATATGTTTATGGTGAAGAAGCCGAAATCTCATTGGGTGGTGCACAAAAAGAAGAAGAAGTGGTGGTTGTTGACCCACAAGCAAATGATGAACCCTCTGAGGACTTACCTTTCTAAAAATAGTTAGCCATGAATAAGATAGCACAAAAGATGTACGAAGCTCTGACCTTGAAATATAGGTCAGAAATGGCTGAAGCTGAAGCCACATTATTGGTTTACTTCAATAACTCAGTTGGGATTGGTGAACACCCACAACATTTGGAGGAAATGGATAGGTTTGTTGAGAAGATGACAAACGCAAAGGACAAACTTGAAATGTTGGAAACGGTCTATAGGTATAACATCAAAAAGGACGAGAAATTTGAAATCACCGAAGATATGTTAAAAATATTAAACGAACAAACAAAACAAGATGGCAATCAAGAAGAAGGAAATCAATTTTAATGATATAAAAAATAAATTTTCCACAAAAACAAAATACAAGGAAACCCAGTTTTATAATTGTGGAGAAGCCTTTATGGATGCGTGTGGATTACCTGGACCTGTAATGGGGGGAATTTCAATGTTTTTAGGGCACAGTAATGCTGGAAAGACCACTGCAATGATTTTGGCAGCAACCGATGCCCAACGTAAGGGACATTTACCGGTGTTTATAATCACCGAAAAAAAATGGTCTTGGGATCATGCCGTTGAGTTAGGATTAGACGCTAAAAAAAACGAAGATGGGGAATGGGAAGGTATGTTTATTTTTAACGATTCTTTTGATGTTATTGAACAAGCTACGGATTTTATAAATGATGTTTTAGATGCACAGGAGAAAGGTGATATACCGTATAATTTGTTATTTTTATGGGATAGCATTGGTAGTATCCCATGTCAGATGACATACGATGGTAAGGGTGGTGGAATGTTTAATGCGAAGGTATTAGCTGATAAGATCGGAATGGGTATACATTCTAGAATTACAAAATCTAAAAAAGAGGATTACCCTTATTATAATACTTTAGTTATTTTGAACCAACCATGGGTATTACTCCCTGATAATCCTTTTGGTCAGCCTGAAATCCAAGCAAAAGGAGGTACTGCCGTTTGGTTAGCAAGTTCCTTGGTGTTTTTATTTGGTAATCAAAAAAAAGCAGGGGTTTCACATATTGACGCAACAAAAAATGGTAGAAAAATTTCATTTGCAATACGAACTAAAATATCTATATTGAAAAACCACGTTAATGGTTTAGGTTTTAAGGATTCTAAAATAATTGCTGTTCATAATGGGTTTATTGGTGATACAAAAGAAGCTCTTGATAAGTATAAAAAAGACTATTCAGATTATTGGGCAAATAAAATGGGTGGAAATGAATTCACTTTAGAAGAGTCAAAAAATGATGATTTTGAATAAAAAAATTCTATAAATTCTATATTTTTATTATTTTACTGATATTTATTAATATATGGGAAGAAAAAAAATTAAAGACGAGGAAAAAAAAGTTAAAATTGGTGTCACGGTTGAACCGTATATTCCACAACATTTTAAAGACAAATCCATTAATCTTTCTTCCCTAGTTAATAAACTATTGAAGGAATATATTAAAAATGGAAACGAAAATTGATTGATACAAAAAAATACTATATTTTTATTATAAAAAAAAACAAATGGACAAAAAGTTAAAAGTAATATCATTATTTTCCGGTTACGGAACACAGGAGCTAGCACTTAAATATTTAGGTGTTAATTATGAAGTTGTTTCTAATTGTGATAATTTCAGACCAGCCAATGAATGTTATGACGTTTTACATAAAACGACAAATGGTAATTTGGGTGATATTAAAAAAATTGATGAAACAAAATTCCCAGAATGTGATTTATTAACATACTCCTTCCCATGTTTTACTAAGGATACACTTGTTTTAACTAGTACTGGACACAAAAATATTATAGATGTTGAAATTAATGATTTAGTTTTAACACATACTAACACATACAAAAAAGTTACAAATAAATTTGAACAAGGAAAAAAAGAAATATGGAAAATAAAATCACCTATATTTAATGAGTTAAAAACAACTGAAAATCATAGATTTTATGTTAGAACTAAGATAGACGGTGATAAAAATAATATAACAGAACCACACTGGAAAGAGTGTAAAGATTTAACAAGTAATGACTATCTTGGGGTTGCTATTAATCAAAATAGTATTATTCCTAAATGGGATGGTATTAGTTTTAAGTGGAAAGATGGTAGAAAAACAAGACACAAAAATGAATTATCTAGTTATATGGATAATAAAGATTTTTGGTGGGTAATTGGAAGATACATTGGTGATGGTTGGTTAAGACACCAAGGAGGTATAATAATTTGTTGTACAAACAGAAATGACAAAGAACTTAAAGAAATTAGTGAAAGATTAGAAAAATTACAATTTAACGCAACAGTTGTTAGAGATGGGTCAACATATAAGATACATTTACCAAAAAAAGAAATAGGTTTATTTGTGTCTCAGTTTGGAAAATACGCACACGGTAAACATCTAAATAATACTGTTTTAGATTTACCTACGAATTTATTGGAGTCTTTTATTGAGGGATATTTTTCTGCTGATGGGAACGTTAAAAAAGACAATACTAATAGTATTTCAAGTACTAGTAGGGAGTTAATTTATGGTATTGCACAATGCGTTAGTAAAGTGTATCGGGTACCATATTCCATTTATAGATCAGAAAGACCCCCAACTTGTATCATTGAAAATAGAGTCGTTAATCAAAGACCATCATACGAAATAAGATTCAAAATAGGGGAAATAAAAAGAAATAAAATATTTTATGATAACGGATATGTTTGGTCTAAAGTGATAGATGTTGAAAATACATTGACTAGTGATTTTGTTTATGATATTGAAGTTGAAGAGGATCACTCTTTTACCGCTAATGGTTGTATTGCCCATAATTGTCAAGATATTTCAATTTCTGGAAATCAACAAGGGATAAAAGAAGGGACAAGAAGTGGATTATTGTTTGATGTTGAGAGAATCCTTTCAACTAACAGACCGAAGTATCTACTTATGGAAAATGTCAAAAACCTTGTTTCCAAAAATCACATTGATAACTTTCAAAAACACATCTATTACTTACGAGGTCTAGGTTACACATCTTATTGGAAACTTTTAAACGGAGCTGATTTTGGTTGTCCCCAAAATAGAGAACGTGTTTTTATGATTTCAGTATTACACGGAGACTCAGACGAGGTCAAACAAAAAATGGAAAATGTAAACAATCACAAAAAACCGAGAGTTCCGATGCGTTCATTTATTGATGAAAATTTTAATCCCGACTTAATTGTTGATTGTAATTACACACCTCATCAACCAAAAAAAGATACCATTTGTAGATTAATCGCAAGAAGGGATGACATAAGTTATGATCAAGCCAGAAGGATTTATTCGGTTGACGGATGTTCCCCAACTTTAACGACAAGTGGTTCACCCCAAATTATGACAGAAGACGGTCGTGTAAGAACAATCACCGCAAGGGAAGGTTATCGGTTTATGGGTGTTAAAGAAGAAGACATTGATTTGTTACTATCAACATCGTTATCAAACACCGCCCACGTATCTTTGGCCGGAAACTCAATTTGTGTCCCGGTAATGGAAGCTATTTTTTCTGAGTTCTTCTCAGATTATATTTCAAAAAACAAACCAGTATTGTCAAACCCCCTTAATGAAATAATCAATGACTAAAACCTTATTGGTTGACGGTGACAACCTTTTAACGATTGGTTTTTATGGTGTTAAAGGATATTTCAATGGTGTTGAACACGTTGGTGGTATTTGGCACTTTTTAAATACCTTACGTAGGTTCATTGATGAAGATAACTTCAACAAAACCGTTGTGTTTTGGGATGGTGAAACAAGTTCATCACAAAGACGAATGGTATATCCGAACTATAAGTTAAATAGAAAAAGATCTGAGGATGAAAATCTGGAGTTATCTTACAACAAACAAAAACAACGAGTTAAACAATATTTGGAAGAAATGTTCGTTAGACAAGTTGAGTTTGAAAATTCGGAAGCCGATGATTTAATTGCCTATTATTGTAAAATTGCAAAGGATGAATCAAAAACGATTTTCAGTGCGGATAGAGACCTTACACAACTTATTTCGGAAGATGTGACCATTTACTCACCAAACACCAAGAAGTATTATAAAAAGGGGGATACAATCAAAATGAACTCCATTGAGATTCCACACTACAATGTAAAAACTTTTAAAATTATTTCTGGTGACAAATCCGACAATATTAATGGGATTTATTATCTTGGAGAAAAAACTTTTGTAAAGTTATTTCCTGAGATACTTGAAAAAGAAATAAGTTTTTCCGATATTTTAAAAAGAGGTGAGGATTTACTGAAAGAACAAAAGGACAACACCACATTAAAGAACCTTTTAACTGGGCGAACAAAGGAGGGGATATTTGGTGATGAGTTTTTTGAAGTAAACAAAAAGATAGTGGATTTGTCCGAACCACTAATAAGTGAAGAAGGAAAGGAATTGGTTAAATTATATTATTCTGAGTCATTGGATCCTGACGGAAGAGGGTATAAAAACTTAATTCGGATGATGATGGAGGACGGATTATTTAAATATCTACCCAAGGGAGATGATCAGTGGGTTTATTTTTTAAAACCATTTTTAAAACTAACAAGAAAAGAAAAAACAAAATTTAAAACAAAAAAGTAAGATTATGAAAGAGCAGTATGATTTCACGAAGGTTGAATTTCTAATTACACTAAACAACAATTTTGTTGTACAACGTTTCTTTAATGTTAAAAACTTCAACGAGAACGCACAAAACTCCGTTGAACTTTATGAATACATTAAAGATTTGTCAGAACAACTTAAAACAAAATTGAGAAAAAAGTGTTTGGTTTATATGTTGGATAACAAATACCAAATTGAAGAAGATCCAAGTGTATTAAACACATCAAATACGGACGGACCGGAAGTATTTAACGTTATTTTAAAGGTGGGAAATCAGACAATTTGTCATAGAACCATTGATGCAAAAGTATACCCTCCGAAGGTCAGATATACCCTAGATGTACGACCAGACATAAAAAACATTCTAAAAGACCTAACTGACATTTTTTCAGGTAAAAATTTATCTTATGAATATCTAAATTATTCGTTTGCTTAACTATATTTATTTTTACAAACCTAGAAATTAATCAATATGTCAGACAAAAAAAACTTCGGATACTTAGGAAACACCTTTCAGATTCAACTATTAAATAACATTATAATTTATAAGGATTTTTCCAATTCCATCATTGAAGTTATTGAACCAAATTATTTTGATAACCAATATTTCAAAATCATTTGTCAGATGATTAAGGAATATTATTCAAAGTATGAACATACACCAACGTTTGACACTCTGGAACAATTAACCAAATCTGAAATTAGTTCACCGATGGCCCAAAAAAGTGTTTTGGACACCTTGGACCAAGTAAAGAATGTATCAGATGAAGGATCCATTTTTGTTCAAGAAAAATCACTTAAATTCTGTAAACAACAAGAACTTCAAAAAGTTATGACCAAAGCCCAATCAATAATTGATAAGGGAGATTTTGAAAGTTATGATAAACTGGAAGAAATGGTCAGAGGGGCCCTTCAAGTTGGTGAAGTTGACAAAGGTACAATGGATGTATTTTTTAACTTGGATGAGGTTTTGGATGATGATTTTAGACACCCAATTCCACTTGGAATTCCAGGTATTGATAACCTTTTAAAGGGTGGTTTGGCTAAGGGTGAAATTGGGGTATTTTTGGCCCCTACCGGAACGGGAAAAGCTAATCCAATTTCTGAACCGGTTTTAACACCAAAAGGTTGGACCAAAATGGGCGATCTAAAAGTGGGTGATAAAGTTATTGGTTCCGATGGTAAAGAACAATATGTATTGGGGGTGTACCCCCAAGGTATCAGACCGATCTATAAAGTTGAGTTTAGTGATGGGACATTTTCCAATTGTGACGCTGAACATTTGTGGAGTGTAAACACACTTAATATGAGAACCAGAAAGGTAAGAGTTAAAGGAAAAAACACTTATTCACCTAATTTTGGATACAAAGTTGTTAAAACCTTGGATATGGTAAATGACATCAAAAAAAGAGGTAGATACAATTATAGACTTCCAGTGGTTGCCCCAATTGAGTTTGAACAAAAAGAAGTAACTATTGATCCATACCTTATGGGGTTATTGTTGGGTGATGGTTATTTAAATCAAAGTAACCCCATTATTTCAACAAAAGATGATGAGTTGTTTGAAAATATTTCACATTTGTCAGAACATACCGCCTTTACAGAATATACCAAAACCAATGAAAAAACAATCAAGGTAATTAGATTGAAAAGTGATGTTGCCAAAAAATTGGAAACATATGGTTTGAAGGGAATGAAATCAAACAACAAATTCATACCAAAAGATTATTTGTATAATTCATTGGACAACAGAATTGAAATACTTCGCGGTTTGATGGACACTGATGGGTACGTAGCTAAAAAAGGATTGGTTCAATTTACAACCATATCAAAACAACTTAGTGAGGATGTTAGAGAACTTGTATTATCTTTAGGTGGTACTGTTAGAGTTAAAACAAAAATACCAACTTATAGAATCAATGGTGAGAAAAAACAAGGTCAACTAACTTATAATGTTACAATTTCCTTTGCTAATGATGTTGTACCATTTAAACTAATGAGAAAAGTTAGTAGGTATTATAAAAGAACAAAATATGTTGAACAAAAGTATGTTAAGTCAATAAGTCACACACACGATGAAGAAGCGGTTTGTATTAAAGTATCAAACCCAGATTGCTTGTATGTAACCAGAGATTATGTTTTAACACATAACACGACCTTCACCACAAAAATTGCCAATCACGCCTTTAATTTGGGGTATAATGTACTTCAGATTTTCTTTGAGGACAATGCAAAAATTATTCAAAGAAAACATATGACACTTTGGACTGGAATTCATCCGGACGAACTTTCTGAAAATAGAGAGGAAGTTATGGCAAAAGTTAAACACATCCAATCAACAAGAAAGAATAAGTTGATTATGAAAAAATTACCATCAGATACGGTAACAATGAATCAGATTAAAACTCAGATAAGAAAAATGATGGCCGAAGGAACAAAGATTGATTTGCTTATTTTGGATTATATTGATTGTGTTGTTCCGGATAAAAACTTGGGCGACGAATGGAAAAGTGAGGGTTCAGTAATGAGAGGTTTTGAATCAATGTGTCATGAACTTGATATTGCGGGATGGACGGCCACCCAAGGTTCAAGAAGTTCAATCTCATCTGATGTTGTAACAACTGATCAAATGGGTGGATCTATTAAGAAAGCACAAGTTGCCCACGTCATTATTACGGTTGCAAAATCATTACAACAAAAAGAAATGAATTTGGCGACAATTGCAATCACAAAATCCAGAATTGGTAAAGATGGTATTGTGTTTGAAAATTGTAAGTTTGACAACGGAATGTTGGAAATTGATACAGAACAAAGTGTGACGTTTCTAGGTCACGAAGAACAAAAAGAAGAAAAGAATAGGAACAGAATTAAAGAACTGTTGGAAAAAAAGAAGTTAAAAGAACAACAATCAGAAAACAATTAAATTAAAATTTATTATGGAAAAAATATTAACAGAAAATCCTGGACGATTTGTAATTTTCCCAATCCAATACAACGATATTTGGGAATACTACAAACAACATCAAGCGGCGTTTTGGACTGCAGAGGAGATAGACTTGACAAACGATATCAGAGATTGGGAATCTTTGACTGAAAATGAACAATATTTCATTAAAAATGTTCTATCATTTTTTGCCGCATCAGATGGTATTGTAAATGAGAACCTAGCGGAAAATTTTTATAGGGAAGTACAATACCCAGAAGCTAAGTTCTTTTATGGATTTCAGTTGGCTATGGAAAATATTCACTCTTTAATGTATTCATTATTAATTGATACATACATTAATGACCCAAAAGAAAAGGACGAATGTTTTAATGCTATTGACAGACTGCCTGCTGTACAAAAGAAAGCGAAGTGGGCTCTTGATTGGATTGAGAACGCATCTTTTGCTGAAAGATTAGTTGCTTTTGCTGCCGTTGAAGGTATATTTTTCTCCGGTTCCTTTTGTTCAATCTTCTGGTTAAAGTCTCGTGGTATTATGCAAGGTTTGTGTAATGCAAACTCTTTAATTTTTAAAGATGAAAATCTTCATTGTGATTTTGCAATTCATTTGTTAAATAATCATTTGGAAAACAAACCATCCGAAAAGAAGATTAGAGAGATTTTACTTTCCGCACTTGAAATAGAAAAGGAATTTATCACCGAATCATTACCGGTATCGTTAATTGGTATGAATTCAAACTTAATGAAACAATATTTGGAATTTGTTGTTGATGGGTTACTTATGAAAATGGGTTGTAGTAAAGAGTTCAATGTTGAACAACCATTTAAATTTATGGAACAAATTGCCGTTGAAACAAAAGGTAACTTTTTTGAATCAAGAACGGTTGAGTACCAAAAAGCCAAGTTAAATGAAACAATAACGTTTACTGACGATTTTTAAAATAATAGATATGCCATTAAAAATAATTAAAAGAGGTGGGGAAAGTGCATCATTTAATCCACAAAAAATTTATAACAGAGTTAAAAGAGCAGCAAAAGGGTTGAATGTTAACTCCGATGAGATTTTTATTAAGGTTATCACATCTGTACCAACAGAAGGTGAAATAACAACAAAGGAGTTAGATAAACTCATTTATGAAATTGCCGCAGCTTATACTGGTAGTCATTATGATTATTCCAGATTAGCGTCATCAGTCGCAATTTCATCTTACCATAAAGAAACGGATGATAGTTTTTCTAAAACAATGAGGTTATTACACCAAGATGGTGTGGTTAATGAAAAATTAATTCAAATTATTGATGAGTATGGTGATGATACAATTGATATGGTAATCAACCATGATAATGATTATAATTTTGATTATTTTGCTTGGAGGTCACTTCAAGAAATGTATCTATTAAAAAGACCTAATGGTCAGGTAATTGAGCGTCCACAACATATGTATATGCGGGTCGCACTATGGGTTACTGATTCATTTAGTGAAGCTGCTGAGTATTATAAATCACTATCCACACAACTTATCTCAAAAGCAACACCTATTATGATTAATGCTGGTACGAAAGTACCTCAATTAGCTTCGTGTGTGTTACACTATAATAATTCAGATTCAAGAGACGGTTTACTAGGCACATTAAATGATATTTCAACATTTTCATCTGATGCTGCTGGGATCGGGCTTTCAATGTCAAACATTAGAAGTAAAGAAAGTAGAATATCATCATCTGGTGGTTATGCCGGTGGGTTGTTGAAGTATTTAAAAATTGTAAATGAATCACTAAGATACTTCAACCAACAAGGGAGGAGACCTGGAAGTGCTGCGATCTATATTGAACCTTGGCATAGAGATATTATTGATCTTTTAGATATCAAAAAAAATACAGGCGCAGAAGAGTTAAGAGCTCGTGACTTATTTACCGCAATTTGGATTCCAGATAATTTTATGAGAGCCGTAAAAAATAATAGTGACTGGTATTTGTTTTGTCCAAATGATATAATTAAAGCCGGTTTAAAACCACTACAAAATTGTTATGGTGATGAATATGAAGAAGTTTATAATGAAGCGGTAAGGTTAAGTATCGGTAAAAAGGTTTCAGCTCAAACCATATGGACTAAAATCATTGAATCACAAGTGGAGACGGGGGTACCTTATTTATGTTCAAAAGATAATGCTAACAAAAAAACTAATCACCAAAATATTGGGGTAATAAAACAAAGTAATCTTTGTAACGAAATTTATCAATTTACGGATGAGACAACTACAGCCATCTGTACTCTTTCATCTATGGTACTGAAAAACTTTGTTGAAAATGGAAAATTCAATTTTGAATCATTATTTACTGAAGTTAGAAAAGTGGTAAGAGCCTTAAATAAGGTTATTAACATTAATAATTACTCAACTGAAAAAGGGAGAAAAGGTGGTTTAGAACAAAGAGCTATCGCTATTGGGACGCAAGGTTTGGCGGACGTATTTTATTTAATGGATTATATTTTTACATCTGATGAAGCAAAAAAATTGAATAAAGATATTTTTGAAACAATTTATTATGCTGCAATATATGAAAGTAATCAATTGTGTAGAGAAGGAAAATACGAACCGTACACTTACTTTAATAATTCACCAATGTCACAAGGTATATTCCAATATGATATGTGGGGGTTAAATGAGTCTAATTTATCTGGTATGTGGGATTGGAATAATCTAAAAGATAGTGTAAAAGAATATGGGATTTGTAATTCCCTATTTACGGCACAAATGCCCGTAGCAAGTTCCGCTAAGGTAACCGGTTCATTTGAGATGACGGAACCAGCACATTCTGCTCTATTTAATAGACGAGTAGTTGGGGGTGAGATTTTAATTGTAAATAAGTATCTTATTAATGATTTTGAAAAAATTGGAATCTGGTGTGAGGACTTAAAAAATGAAATTATTATTAATGAAGGGTCAATTCAGAATATTAATTTCAATAACTATTTGGATCCGGAAGATAAAAACTATCTTAAAAAAGTGAAACGAATTGAACATTTAATTCCTAAATATAAAACAATTTGGGAGATTTCACAAAAACAACTTATTGATATGGCAACTGATAGGGCACCATTTATTGATCAATCACAATCAATGAATATCTATATGGCCAATCCGACTTTATCAAAAATAACATCATCACATTTCCATGCTTGGGAAAAAGGTTTAAAAACTTTATGTTATTATGTGAGAACAAGAGCGATATCAACTGGTGCAAAACACTTGGCAGTTGACATCAGTAAAAAGGAAAAACCAAAAACAACACCAGAACCTGTTAAAGTGGATTACTCATATATGAACTTACCACCAAAACCAAATGATTCTGATTTTGATTGTTTTGGTTGTTCATCATAAAAAATTAAGTCCCAATCTAGTTGGGATTTTTTATTTAAAAGAAAAGTGTACCACATTATATTTATTATAATATGGCAAATGGAACAACATATGGTGTTAATTTTCCTTTTAGGAACAATCCGCTTGGTTATTATTTTTCATTGTCGGAAACAACAGATGAAGAAATAAGATCAAACTTACTACACTTGATTTTAACAAGAAAAGGTAGTAGGTATTATTTACCGGATTTCGGGACCAGAATTTATGAATTTATTTTTGACCCTTTTGATGGTGAGACCTTTGAAGGAATCAAAGCTGAAATTCAAGAACAAGTAGATAAATATATACCAAATTTAATAATTAACAACATATCAGTTACACCATATTTACAATCAGATGAAGCCCCGGACGAATTAAATACTGACTTATTGGGGACAAGTGATATATATAGAGTACCTGGTGCTAGTACGGAAGAGTACACCGCAAAATTAAGAATTGACTATACAAACAATAATAATGCTTTTGGGTCAAGAGAATTTATAATAATTAATATATAATATGGCAACGAACAAAATTAATTATACGAGTAGGGATTTTGAAAGTCTGAGACAAGATTTAATAAATTATGCTCAACAATACTACCCAGAAGTCGTTCAAAATTTCAACGACGCGTCCATTTTTTCAGTTTTAATGGACTTAAACGCGGCCATTGGTGATAACTTACATTTCCACATTGATAGAAGTATACAGGAGACCGTTCTTCAATATGCACAACAAAGGTCATCAATTTATAATATTGCGAGAACTTATGGTCTGAAAATACCCGGATTTAGACCTTCAGTTGCTCTAGCTGATATATCCATTCAGGTTCCTGCTTTTGGTGACAGTGAAGATACAAGATATTTGGGAATTTTAAGATCTGGAGCACAATTTAATGGCGGGGGTCAAACGTTTGAAACCGTATACGATGTTGATTTTTCAACACAATATAACAACGAAGGATTTGTAAATAGAACTAAAATCCCAATTTTTGACAATACAAATAAAATTGTTGGTTATACAATAACAAAAAGAGAAGTGGTGGTTAATGGTGTAACAAAGGTATTTAAAAGAGTGGTATACCCAAATGATGTTGTACCATTTTTCAATTTCTTTTTACCAGAAAAAAATGTTTTGGGTGTTACGGCTATCATTCAAAAAGATGGTACCCAATACCAATCAACACCTCCTAGTTCAGAATTTGTTACATCACAAAACAAATGGTATGAAGTTGATGCGTTGGCCGAAGATACCGTTTTTATTGAGGACCCAACAAAACCAATTGATTTGGCGGGACTTAAAGTTGGTAGGTATTTAAAAACCGACAATAGATTTATAACTGAATATACTCCGGAAGGGTATATGAAAATACAATTTGGTGGTGGTACGACAACACCAAATCAACAACTTCAGAATTTCGCTCAATTAGGTGTACCTTTAAATATACAAAACTATCAAAATAATATTGGTTTAGGATTGACAGTGACACCAAATACAACATTGTTTATTCAATATAGGATTGGTGGTGGTATTTCATCAAATGTTGGTGTTGGTGCCATCAATCAAATTGGTACTATTGATATGGTTGTTAATGGACCATCGGATACCATTAATTCAAATGTTATAAGATCATTAAAGGTTAATAACGTGACCTCAGCGGTAGGTGGTGCTAATCCACCAACAACTGAAGAAGTTAGAAATATGGTGGCTTTCAACTTTGCTGCACAAAAACGAGCAGTAACTGTTAATGATTACAAATCTTTAATTGATACAATGCCCGGAAAATTTGGAGCACCAGCTAAAGTTGCGATTACTGAAAATAATAATAAAGTTGTCGTCCAAATCCTATCATATGATTCTGATGGTAACTTAACTCAAAATGTGGCCAATACCTTAAAACAAAATCTGGCAACCTACCTATCAAAGTATAGAATGGTAAATGATTATATATCAATTGATGTTGCAAAAGTTATTGATTTGGAATTTGAAATTTCAATTGTGATTGAGAACAATACCTCACAAAGTCAAATTATAACCGAAGTGATTGACCAAATATCAAACTATATGAGACCAACCAATCGGGATTTGGGTCAAAACTTAAATGTTTCAGATGTTCGTAGATTAATTCAAAACACGGCAGGTGTAATTACATTGTCTGATCTTAAAGTGTATAATAGGGTTGGCGGTCAATATTCATCGTCTCAAACATCCCAAAGATACATTGATAAAGAAACAAGAGAAATTGAATTAATTGATGATACTATTTTTGCCGAACCAGACCAAATATACCAAGTTAGATTTGATAGTAGGGACATCAATGTCAGAGTAAAACAATTAAGAACGGTAGACTTCTCTTAATATCCTTTATTTTCTGGTTATGTGACTTAGTTTTTTTAATAAAAGACTAAAATAACTATTTATTTTTAAAAGGCAAATGACCAAAACCTATAGAATAAGAACAACACCCGGTGAGGATAAAAACATACGAATTAATGTTAATCAAGACTTTGATTTTTTGGAAATTCTTTCCTTAAAGTTAAGACAAGATGACGTATATACTAGATTTTGTGCCGACTATGGTGTTATCGCCGGAAGGGTTATAACAAATGGGGGTTATGGTATACCAAATGCAAATGTGTCTGTTTTTGTTCCATTAACAACTGAAGACGAGAACGACCCAGTAATATCAACATTATATCCATATAAAACAGTTGATCAAAAAAATGAAGACGGTTATAGATACAATTTATTACCTTATAGACAGGATTATCAAGGTCACACACCAACCGGAACCTTCCCCGATAGAGAAGATGTTTTAACCAGAAGGGAAGTTTTAGAGGTGTATGAAAAATACTACAAATACACGGTTAAAACAAATGAGAGTGGTGACTTTATGATTATAGGAGTCCCTCTGGGTCAACAAGTCGTTATGTTAGATCTTGATTTGTCTAACATCGGATGTTTTTCACTTTCACCTTCAGATTTGATAAGTTTAGGTAGAGGTGGGTCCGGCCAGTTCAACGGAAATAGGTTTAAATCGTCAACCGATTTGGATTCACTACCACAAATTGTGAATCAAAAAAAAGAAGTTAGCGTCACTTCATTTTGGGGTGAAACAGAACTTTGTGAAGTTGGTATTACACGAGTGGATTTTGATTTAAGAGATTTAGGTATTGAGATAAAACCTCACGCCATATTTATGGGCTCCATTTTTTCAAATGCCGATGAGGACTTTTTAAAAACAAATTGTAAACCAAAAAAAGACACTGGTAACTTATGTGACTTAGTGTCGTCTGAAGGTAGAATATTAGCAATAAGACAAACGATAGCTTACGATTCGGACGGTAGACCAGTACTTGAACAATTTTCTTTACCAGATAATGGTAAAGTTATTGACGAAAACGGAACGTGGTTGACAGAAGTACCGATGAATTTAGATTATGTCATTACAAATGAATTCGGTGAACAAGTACTCTCAAATGACCCAAGTGTTGGCATACCAACAAAAGGAAAATATAGGTTTAGAATTCAATATCAAAATGAGAATGGAATTAATAATCAAATACTTAGAGCGGATTATTTAATCCCAAACATAAAAGAATGGGGATGGAGCCTATCAAATCAAAACTCACCAACTGATCTAAATGCTCAAAAATATTCATATGCGTTTAGTTTGGACTGGGTGGATTATGGTGACTTAACAACAACATTAGGTTCACAAATGATTCAAGAAGCGATTAATTGTGAAGATAAGTTTTATGAATTTAATTTTAATAAAGTTTATACCATCACCAGTTTTATTGATAGATGGAAATGGGGATCAAATAGAAGTAGACACTTGGGTATTAAAGAAATTACCGATAGAAGATGTACAACAACAAACAATAGGTTTCCGGTTAATGACGGTGTAAGAAACTTTGATTTCTTATTCTTCTTATTTAATATGTTGATTACTCTTTTGACACCAATTTTATATCAACTTATAATCATTGCACACGTATTGGCTTTTATATGGCCATTATTGAAATTAATAATTGATCTTTTGATTTGGTTAATAAATGTTGTAATTTATGGTATATGTAAAGCGATATCAGCACTTAGTGGTGGTAATAAACCTAAAGGTGGTTGTAATAAAAAAACAATTAAACCACTACCCGACGAAAATCCATTCAAAAGAATTGCACTACCTATGATGTCCTTTCCTGATTGTGAGGCCTGTCCTTGTGAAGAAACAACCATACCACCTAGCACAAATCAAACAAGTGAATCGTTAAGTACAACTATAGAATCTGAAAATAATATTTTGTTGGGTGACATTAATACTATTGATTCATATAACTACTCACCACCTGTGAATTCAAGTGACCCACAAGCAACATATGAGGGTATAAGACAAGTACTCGCCGGATATCCGTCTGGTCAATTCATTAAAACACCAATCACTGAGTTTCCATCCGTGGGTGGACAAAAACGTTTAGGTTATGATGTGACTTTGACACAATCTATGAATTTAGCTAATTTAAGACAAAGATATTTTGATGGTGAAAATCGGATTAGGACCACTATAAATAATTCAACACCATCCCAACCGTTTGAGGATAGTGTATTAGTAATATTTGCCGATCCCGGAACTTTAAATGCGTTCACTAGTGGTGATTTAATTTCATTTACAAACCCAGCATCAATTACAGATCCTAATTTAAATGTATTGACAGGTACAACACAAACTAGTACGAACCTAGTACCAAAACAAGTAACATGGATAGATGTTAATGGATTACCTCAAACATCAAATATATATATTAGGGTAACTGGTGATACCTCAACATATAAGTACACCGCGGGTATTGAGTATTTTCAAGTTATTACTGGTGGTACTGTTTCAGAATATCAAACACTTTTAGCCCCATCTGGTGGTTTACTTAACAAGTATTTGTTTAAGAAAAAACAAAAGTTTGATTTTGGTCTACCTACAACTAGTACCTATGACGTATACCCACTCCAACAAATCATAAACTACCAAACGTATGAAATTATATTTCTAACTAGAGGTGTTGATCCGTACACTGAAAAACAAACAATAAAATACGACTTATCACCTTTATTTGGTAAGACATTTGGTAATGGGTTGATTGTTGAAGGTGAGTATTATTTAAACATTCCGATAAGGTCAAACTCTGGTTCGGGTGTCTGGTTTAATGACCAAAAAACCCCACAAACACATAACATTACAACAAATAACTTACAAAGTAATTTATATAATGAACCATTCGGTTTTAATGTAAACCAAACAATGTTTAGTGCGTTTACAAATAATAGTCCACATTATTATAATTCAACAGATAAAACACAATCCACCTTTAAAGCATATAATACGGATACTTTTACTTTAGGTGTGTTTACTTCACCAGATGGTGTTTTGTCCGACACAACGTTTGTTGGTACATTAAATACGGGACCAAATACAATTACATTTGATCAAACTAATAATATTCTAACCCAAGGTAATATTGAAGGTGGTTCTTTAATGGCTTCAAACACCCAACAAGGATCAATACTAAATAATTCAGACTTTGTTAGAACTTTTTCACCGGCCTACCATAATCAATCACCATCTAATATACAAATTAACAATAGTCAGTTACTAGTGTTTAGATCCGATAGGTTACCGACATCAGATAGTACTGAAATTGATGGTAATAACTCATTCTCGTTACATTTAAATTCCAACTTTACATACTACACAATACAAGGTGTTAATGATTTAAACATCCCAAATAATATATCAAACTCAACTGATAGTAATGGTAACAGTCAAGATTCACAGGGAGACACACCAAGTCAAACTAGTGATGTTGTTCTTGCTACATTAACCTGTGAAAACATGACACTTCTTGATTGTTATGATGGTTCTGGTACTAATTTTACAGTTTTAAGTCCGTGTGACGCCAACCCCGATGGTAAGAGAATGAAAGGTGGGTGTTATTATTTGGTGGATGACCCACTCATTGTTTCAATCATCAAAGATATTAAATTACTTACCGAGTGGAAATCAAGATTTAGATTGGTTTTTGGTGCTTGTAGGGGTATTTTTTCTCACGTATTTCAAAACAATTGGGTAAATGGTACACTGTATATGTTTGCGTTCAAAAAACAAACCATTTTTGATATTGTTGGACAACCAAAAAAGTATTTATTTTGTGGTTCATATGATAGTACATACAGACCAGGACAAGGACCGATTTATTATACTGAGGGAACAACAAATTCTTTTTTTTATAGAGCAACACCTTATGACGGAACAAATTTTATTGGTCAAATACCTAAAAGAGCCACATTCGGAGACCCAACACTACAACCGGCGGGTTATGGAGGTATGAACGAAAGAAATATATTTTTTCCAACAACGGTAATGGATTTGGGACCGAAAGATGAATTTACAAAAGAAATCTGTACAAACCCAAATTTTGAAGGTTATTATGTAGATACCCTTCTTAGTACCTCATTTAAAGATACGTCAGACTTACTTTCTTTATTCTTTATTTCCAGAATGATTAATTCAAACTTTTGGGGACAAGCCTTGGGGTTAGGGGATGCTTCAATTAATAAAATGTTCTCAAGAAGTGAACAAAGAATTGATGGTGATTTGGCACAACTTTTTAGTATTAACTCTGAATATGGTGTTGAGGGGTTTGATGACGATACTTACGATGATAACGATCTCTATATCTCAAACAACTCAGATATTGTTATGGGTGTATTTTTTACATCAAATACAATAGATAGGAAAGTAGTTTCACCGGGGGTATTAACATTTAATTCATCGTTGAGTTATACTTTTGGTTATCCTAAAACACAAGAGGTCCCATTCTACAAATGGAATTTAGCTGGTGGTAATACCATATTTGGACTGGATACTAATGATTGGGCAACAAATATTTCAAACGGAGGGTTTTATAGTCAAAAATACCAAGATTTAAGTTTTGATAATTCACCAATATCCCCTTATTTCAATGATACTAATGGTGGTAGAAGAGGGTATATATTTAACTCATCTAATGGTATAAATAACCCACAATTCCCAAGTGGAACACAGAATAGTTTCATTGTTGGTGCACCGTATCATTTTTATTTTGGATTGAACAAAGGGAAAAGTACAATCAATAGATACATTACAAAATACATATTGAATCAAGATGAATAATGAAAGTGAAATAAGGATTGTTTTAGGTAATAAAAGGTTTGCCTCAAATAACAACAAACCGGTTTGGGTTCAACCACCTTTATTTTCTGACACGAGAGAATATGTGGAGGGTGATAGAACAATTTTGGTAGACCAACAAGTAGTTTTTGATAATGAAAGACAGAGTAGTGATAAATTCAGATTGGCTGGAAAAATTGTGAATGTTGTAAATAATCAAGTTTCCGGTAAAACAACATACACACCATTTAAAAATGATTTGTATTACACAAACCCAATACAAAACGCAACATCAACATTATCAAACCCAAACACACCTTGGGAAGGTTATCCACAATTTAGTGAATTCGTAATAAGTAGAGACCAAGGTATTACTGGTCATATTCCTTTTGTAAATAAAAGTGCCTCATCCTATAATTGGTCCTTTTATGTAACTTATGCTTTTTCAAGTACGACCGCACAAACAATGTCATATACAAATGAAAAATATAACGTAACAAATAATGGTTTTGTTTGTGGTAATGGTATACCATATGTAATTGATTCGGGTGTTTTTAATGGTAAAAACTTAATTTATTTTTATTGTGGGACAAAACACAATTTAAAAGAAGGTGACTATGTTGAGTTATCAACACCAATTGATGGTCAAAATGTGTTTACGGTTTTTGGGTTAGGTGACGGTAGCTATTTATCCGAAGAAAATGTATTTACAATTTATGACTTAAAATACAGCCCAACAGATATTCAAACCGGAACTTATGGGACTTTAAAACGAATCACAAATCTAGCGAATTCTGCTGAAACAAAATCAATTTATTATGTTAGACTACATAAAGTATTAAAAACATCAAACGAATGTAACATATCAAAAGCTGGGTTTGAAAATAATCCATTTACCATAAAAAGGAAGTTAGAATATAATGTATTAACCCCAAACCAAACCCAACGAGTATCAATTAAAGATAACACTCAAACATTTTCATTTACTTTTGATAAAGATACGTCTATTGGGGGTTTAATTGATAACAACGGCAAACCAATTACCGAACTGTTCATAACCACAATTCAAAGAGGTTATATGGGTTGGTTCAACAAACCATACCCAAATCAAAATAACCAACCAACCGGAATTGATATCGGTTGGGGATTCAATTTTTTGAAAAATAGTGTTGATAACTGGTGGGATAAAAACTCAGTGAATAACAAAGATAACATACCAAGTGGTTCGTATCTTATTAATGGTCAAACATTTTATTATAATGATTTTTTAAATGTTGGTGATATTATAAAAGGTGATTTTTGTGAATATAATTATTATGAACAAAAAGAGTACGTATTAACGAATATGTTTCACAAATATTCATTAAATGATACTGTATTTTATGATAACTCACCACAAAATTTACCATCCGGTTATTTATATACCCCACATTACCCAATACAAATAAGGGCTTTTAGTGATTATGTTGAGTCGGGTGATAAAGATTATGTAGATAAAATTCCAGGTTATGCTTGGTTCAGTCAATATGACGATACATGGTATTGGAGGGATCTTTATACTTATGGCTACATAGATAACAATAATATTGGGGTTGACTATCCCTTTATAAATGGAAGTCACTATCCGTTTAGTGAAATATTATTTTTACAATATCCTATTTTAAGAGATATAAATCAACAATTAATAGAAATAAACGAACCAACAGTAGATAATTGTGAATAATAATTATTATAGATATGCGAAGTCCGCTAACGACAAATATATTAACATCCCGGTTAATATTAAATTTGACAATGTCGGTAGAGAGGAAGGAATTAATGAGTTTGAAATTGATGTAGTCTCAGACATTATTAATGGTATTGACGACTTTGAAACCACTAAGTTTGCCAACGCACCATATCCAACAAATCAAACATCAACATTACTAAATTATCAATTTAATTTTTTTAACACTTTTGGAACTATTAATAGTGCCACGATTACGGATTGGGAAATTAATTAC